CTTGAAATAATCAAGCGATTCATCATCACCGTCATCAGCAGGCACAGTGGTTACAGTTTGACCACGTTCTGACTTATCATATACTGGTTTAGTATCCACAGTTGGTGTTGCAACTGGTTCATCTTCCATAAGAGTTGTTGCATTACCTACTCTTGTAGTTCCAGCAAGAACCATATTCATACGGGTTTTCAACTCATCATATGACTTGAAGTTGGTAGGAGCAGTAAACTCTACGAGAGGATACTGATTCTTCCACACCTTCTCAATATCATCATCATTATCAAATAGTGGTGTTGAAGTTTCAAACTCTGACTTGTCATAGTTCCAAAAACCATCTACCTTACGAATCTTCAACTTAAAGTTCGCACCCTTCCACAAGTCAAAAGGATTGATTGCTTCCTCATCATCAAACTGAGGTTGCATTGCCTCCATAATCTTGTCAAAGATTTTCTTACCAAACTTATAAAGGAAAACTTTTCCTTCATGTTCTGGATGTTTGGTGTCTGCAACAACATAGATGTTGGTGTGATAAGACAACTTACGTTTCTGCCTGCGGGCAGTTTCCTTGTCTGCTTCAGAACCAGTATTCCAAAGTCTACGATTCACTTCACCTACTGGATCGTTCTTGTTGATAGTGGTGAGAGAGTTCTCAATGTACCAGCCACCTGGCCCTTGAAAAGAATGAGAAAACATTCTCTGCCATGGGATGTCCTCACCATTTGGTGCAGGAAGAAACCGAATCACGGCATAACCGTTACCCGACTTATCCAATTCTGGTTTCCAGAATCGATCATCATCAAATGATTTGGTATCTTGAGGGGTTGTTTGTTTATTGAACTCATCAATGAGTGATGAGATATTGGATTGCTTTTTCAGCGCAGCTAATGACATATTATTCTCCTATATTATAGTATTATTTGTTTATATTAGCGTATTATAGTATTACTACTATTTAGTCACGGAATCCTTCACCATTTACGAAATGTTCAAATCTGTGACAAAGAATGACCCATAACATATGAGTCAAGGAATTCGTAGCATAACTTCCTACACCACGAATTAATAACTTATAATTGCACTTAGTACAATATATAAGCTCAGGTTTTAAATTTCCTTTCCAAGAAAGTTCAGCTACTCGTTGAATTCCTGAATTTGTTTCTTCTTGCATAACTACTCTGCTGTTTGCGTTGTAAGAGAGCATTATCATATTCTAACTTACGAATATACTTCTGCTGATCTCTCATTTTATATTTCAGGAAATCGTTTTCACGAATCAAGTCATCTGGATTGCGTTTTCGACCCTGTTTTTTAGAATTACTTTGCATTTTACCTTATCATATTTAATGAAAGGTTGACAATTATGAAGGGTACTCTGAAGTTTTGGCCAAACCCAATCTTCATCCACTTCATGGTTAGTAAACTCTGTCCAATTAAGGTAGGAGTCTAGGATAATAGCTGATACTATAGAGATTTTCTTCTGTAGTAACAACTTTACAATCGGTGGATGAGTTTTAGTTTCACACTTAAACAGTCCACCAAAAGGTTTATGATATTCTATACACGTTTTCAAATCTTGGTCAAACACTCTTGTTATTGATTGTTGTATTTTCACCCATTCTTTATAATTATTTTCAGCCACATCTCCTGTCAACCACTTAGGATTGACACTATCTTCTACTGCAAAATTTGCTACTAGAAAATCTTGATACTCTGATCTATTGTATCGTTTAGATAGTTTGTGAAAGAAGTACCTGTCATTCCTTTTCATAAAGGAATCCTGAGAACATCTTATTTCACCATTATATTTTACAAAATCATAATTTGGTGATTGGAAATGTAATCTAATCGCCAAATACATTTTGTATGCATCAAAAGCTTCCAAATCATACTGGGAGTGAATTTGTTTTAGGTAAAAAATGGAGAGCTTCAGCTTCCATTTGTATTTTCTGTTTCAAAGATTTATTAACTAATCTTCCTACGGAATTGGGCTCTATCTCTTTTTCTTTACAGTACTCTAGACAAGCATCAATATATGTTATCTTTTTATCAAGAACCATTTGCTCAATAAGTAAACTAAATTTTGTAGGAGTGATTATATCAAATTCCATATTATTCGTAAAGTTGTATTTCTCATTATCCATTGTTACATTATACAGTAAAAGATCTCAAAAGTCAAGTCTTTTTTTGATAATCGCTAAAATCTTCTATTGCAGCTATTAGTTGTGGGGTATAGTCATCAACTGATTTTGTGAATATTTGAGGAATACCACTATCGGGTACAATAAATATTACCAGTTGACTACAGGGGATTCCAGTACGTTCTGTGAACATCTTTGCATAGGCCGTACCTTGAATAAAATAATTCTCAATCCATTCTTCTTTCTTCTCAGAATTGGAAGTCTTAAAATCTATAACGGATACTACTCCATCATATTCTGCAATCATATCTACTGCACCAGCTACCTTGTATTCATCTGAGTACAAGTAGTCCTCAATACAGTAGATATTATTTATTTTTGTTTCTAATACTTGTACTGCTTCTAAAAACAGATACCATACGGCAGGGTTTTTAGCAAGAGCATTACCACTAAAGGTGTCGAGATCATCTATCTCACCTAAGAAATATTGTTCTAATAGACTATGAAAATGCGTACCTCTAGTGGTTGCTCTTTTCGTTATTCTATTAGCTTCTTCATTACCTACACGTTTTCTCCATGCATATATTCCTTCTTTACCTCGTATCGATAATACGGTTGTTATAGAAGGATATGAGCCATTCGGAGTTTGGTAATGTCTCTTTCCACCAACATTTGTTCTCACCAATTCAGGTAACTCAGATATGAGTTTCCTGTCATACTTTTTCAATTTCATTATTTACTTACGAAGCCATTTTTATAAACTACTCCACTTTTAGTTTTAAGTGCAGTAAGGATTTTTCTACGATTTCCCATCAAATTGTAACTACAATGTACCCACCCACTATTCGGATCAACTCCATCGTAGAACTCTAAAATGATTTGATCAAAATCTAAATTCTTAGTAATCCACAACGCAAGATCTGGATTCGGTGTAGAAAAAGATTCAAAATCTGAGGCCTGGCCATTACAATGCTGACTTGTTTTAGACCCGCCTACTTTTGCATTAAGTGTAGGACTTCTATAGCCAGAATTAATTGTAATTACACCAAACTTATCTCTAACAGGTTGCAAAATATGTATTGCAAGATGTGTTAGATTTACAAGATGATATAAATTGGGAGTGTTATCTACATTCAATCTTTCTGCCGTGGCACTCTTTGTCAGTTCTGACAATGCAAAGTTTTTTGATAATCTTACTATGTCCGCCATGTCACACTCCTATACCAGATATAATTGGAGCTCCTGCTCCATTTTTCTTGACAATATCAATAGAACCATCAGTAGGGTCATATGTAACTGTAAAGGTTATTTCTATCGGTTTAATTGTACCATCTGCTTTGATTATTGGTAACTTACCTTCAACTGCACCCATCAATGCATCTTTAGCATTTGAGAAAGTGTGTGAAGGGTCATCTTTTATAATTTTGTCTAATTCTTTTTGAGCATCCTTTGGAAGTATGTCATCTATCATACTTTCCACATGCTCTTTTGCTAAATCTGTTGCTTTGTCAACGACTAATCCTGAGATTACGTTAAACAAGCCCATCGCTAATATTCCCATAATATTCTCCTACGAATGATTAAAATTAAAAAACCCCCTACTAAAGTATATATTAGTAGGGGGAAGAGGTGTACTTACTTCTTTTTGTGTTCAATCACATTTGGATTTGTGATTGGAATTATACGTGGTTTCTTTTCATCTGGAATAACTCTTTCCAAAGAGATGTTAAGAAGACCATTTTGAAACTCTGCTCCCCTGACAACAATGTCATCGGCCAGAGTAAACTTACGAGAGAAAGAGCGATTCGCAATTCCTCTATGAACATAATCTGGTGTATCCAGATTTTGTTTTCCTTTTTCGCCCAATGAACGAATATGGAGAACGTTTTCCGTAAGTTCCACTTCAACATCTTTTTCCGAAAACCCTGCAAGGGCAATCTCGATGACAAAATTATAGTCATCTTCTTTTCGGATATTGTAAGGTGGATATGCTCCGCCCTCTGGTTGTTGTGGAAAATTTGCAAGACGATTAAACATAGAATCGAATCCAATGGAAAGACCCATGAATCGTTCTAAATCGCCTGCGGTAAAATTTGAGTGATGTGCTAGTGATGTTACCATAATGCCTCCTTATATAAGCAAGGTTGGTGTTGAAGAAATCTCAATCCATAGCACAGGACTTGAGATTGGTTGTGAGACTACCACTATGGTCAGCCTCAATCTCGCCATCCATCACCATTACATAGGTGATGAAAGCGATGTCTTAAAACTGTAAAATACAGTTTCAGTAGTGAATCTTCTGCATAACTTCCTGCATCTTTCACTATCAATTTATATTTATGTCTTTTCATATATAATTCAATTTAAATTTTCTATCTACTACCCTGACCTCACTTTGGCCTTGATCGTAAATATATACTTCTTTGATTGGGCCGTCAATGTTCTTGTCCCAATAGTTTAAAAACTTAGTTATACGTGGAAATTCTGGTATTTGGTCTTCTGTCTGCCACACGAATTCATTGACAATATGTAAATAATCTGGAATGTAATATACTACTTGAACTGTAGCAACTGTCCATTTGTGCAAGATATATGCCAAGATTATTCCTTTCCTGTTGAACCAAATCCTCCATCTCTATCAGTTTTTCTTTCAGGCGGTTCACTTATTTCTTCTAAGATACATGTTTCATCTTTAAACAATTCACCCTGACAAATACGCTCATCGTGTTTCACGTATTGCGTTGTTCCGCTAATATTAGTTATCATCGCAAAAACAGGTTCGACATAATCCGAATCAATTATGCCCGTGTTGTTTGCTAGAGTCAGACCTTGTTTCAATGCAAGGCCCGATCTTGGATGTAATCTCATTGAATAACCATTTGGAATATCAAAAATAAGTCCAGTAGGTATCAAAACTCTTTCGTTAGGATTAACTTGTACTCTTTCATTTTGTACCAATCTATTTCTTATTTCCAACTCATCAGAATGGGTTATATAAACCGAAACTGCCGAATAGTCTGGCAAAAAAGAGTACAAGTCAAAACATGCTGAACCTTTTGTGGCTCGTTTAGGGTCTTTTACACTTGAAAATAATTTATAAAATTGTAAATCACTCGTCATTCTCATCAGAATCCCTTTTGTTCCCAATATTATATTTTGGAGTTAATTCCCATTCATCCTTTTCTTTAAAGGACAGGATTTTTAACTGGCTCAATGGTACTGTAGGTTCTGATGATTTATCTGGTTCAACAAGAGATATCAATTCCCATTCTGCGAGAAGATTGGCAATCGTATTTCGTCTTGCTTCATCATTTTCAGAAAAATTGGTTGTCTTGCCATCTAATGCAAACAACTCTTTAAAATGTACTATGTAATATTTTCCCTGCTTGTGCAGGATATGACATGACTGAAATAAAGTTTTTTCTTTGCGTGATGCAATCCCGATTCGTGTAAGGGTTTCTCGTACCTTTAAGAAATCATCGGGCTCTTTTAGTATTACTTCAATCATCGCTTGAATTATGTTTTCGCTCATTTTGTCCTTTCAAACCACCTATATCAACTTTTTGTTTAATAATATCCAGTTGCGAATCATCAAGTAAAGTAGAGTACTCTCTCGCCTTCGCATAACTGCACTTATAATATTCTTTGATTAATTCGAGAACTCCATTGTTTTCACGTTTCAACCATTTTCCATACCGTTTCTTCGGTCTGATTATATTTAGAAAAAAGTCGAATTGAAGCTTCGAATCTAGGTGATTCTGAACGTTCATTTCGTTTGCATAAAGGGCCGTATCGTGATTAAAACTCAATGCACGATTTATAATGAACTGTTTATACTCCTTTTCTAATTCAGGAGTTTCATCCATCAGATTTATCTTTCCATGATTAATCTGTTTTACAAAATCAAAAGGACTCATGACATAAACTCTGATAAAGTTGATCTTACATTACTTTTATTTAATTCACTATGAAATTCTTCATGTTCTTTCATAGAATATTTAGAACCATCAAATCCTTCTAAATATTTTTCCACTTTGTTCTTCATATCCTCATTTGGAATAAACAAACGAGTATGGCGAGAAGTTGGATCGTCTTTCAAACCAAATTGCAAACACCATCTACGAATCGTTTCCCAAGAATTTCCACCTTGTGCATCAACCATAATCGGATGTGTTTGAAAAAGGAAATCTTTTTTATATTCCATACCATTCAAAATAAAATACAACCATGGCTTACAAAACGATCCCTCTTTATTCATTTTAGTATGTTGCCAACTACTCATCATGGCCTGAACTAAATTTTCCCGAAACGTGTGGTCGTGTTTCGGTATATCATGTGAAAAATCATTCGGCATATTTTGAATCATTCTTTGAAAATCATCTTTTGTTTTAAAATAAAATGGATAATTATCACCAAGAACTTCTCTCATCATAGGTGAATCATAAACTAAAGTTGGCGTTCCCACCAGAATCGGATCTTGTACTGATAAATTCCATGTTGCATATCCTTTAATCCATGCAACCGATGCATAAGAACCACGTAAAAAATCAGAATATAATTCCATAGAACCAAGTCGTGATTTGGGAATTCCTTCGTATGCATACTTAAATCGGCCTGGTTCATAAACAGAATCAGAATTATCTTCTTCCAATTCTTCTAATTTTCCACCTTCATCCACTGGCGAATATCCAGACAATGGTTTTTTAACTTTTTCATCTGTAACAAGAACTTGGTATTCTTCTGGAAGTCCTTCCATCATTTTATGAAGTTGTCTTGCACCAGTAGTTTCATTCCATCGATGATTAAATGCAATTACTTTTATTCCTTTTGGTGGACTCCAATATTCACCATTTGTTTGTGGAAGTGGTTTTGCTTTAAGTGGCATCTTTGCAATTTTATCCAACAAAATCTTTTCTTCTGGAACAAGAACATGAGGTTTCTTTTCTCCAAAATTTGACATGAGATATTTCAAACTCATATCAGAATGAAAAAATATCTTACTACACCTGTCAATGGCTTCAAATTGTCTGAAAAATGTAGGAGGAAACGCTGGTGCAGGACTCGATGCATTACAATCAACCCAATGGAAAAAACACATGGAATCTGTATTGTTCATTCCATAACGAAGTGATAACAAATTCCAAAGAACATTAGTAAGAATTTCTGGTTGATGACAAAATACAAAATCAATATCAATTGAAGAAGTATGTAATGTAATGAATTCGCCAGGACGAAATTCTACTTTTTGTCTACCAGAAAAGATTCTACAGATTGTTTTTCCATCGAAATTGGCACGATTCTGCATTACTGATTGTGGATAAGGAAACGGAATTATAGTTACGTTATCCATCGAATAAAGATTATCTGATGAAGAGAGTGTGTTCTTTTCTGGAATCATGATATAGTGATGACACATTGGCAAAAAATTCACCGTATCCATCATTACTTTCCAGTTAGAACAACGCTCTACTTCATACTTACTTCCTTTCCATCGAACAGGAGAGACAATATGTAAAATGCGTTTACCAAAAATTGAAATCTTACCATATTTTTGAAATATTTCACTCATACAAACTCACATTCTGCCATTAATTCAACTAAACAAGCAACAAGGTTCACTTCTTGGTCTGCAACAAAGGCTGACTTGTATTGATAATCTGCAATAATTAGTACTGCCGGAGGTATGGAAGATCTTTCCAATACCTCATATAATTTGTCATAAATTTTACGATAAACTGATATTGGATCATTGTCCACATTTGAAGTAACCCATTGGCGCATTTTTTGAAAATCTTTTTCTCGTAATGCAGAAATTAATAAAGTCAAATTCAATTCGCCAATATTCGCAAGAATACCAGAATCAATATCTCCAGAAGTACCATATCGTTGTAATTCATTTATCACTCTCCGAAAATCTGGAAAGTGTTTATTAATTAGTTCTACAATTACTTTCTTGTCATGAGTTACATTTTCTGTTACCAACATTGACACACATCGTTCCATGAACAGGGCTGCGATATGTGGTTTTTCTTCTTTATCCAATCCAAAATCCACAACTGCACAACGTGAA